TCCTGAACGTGTGAACAAAGTTGTTTATGTATATAAATACCATGGACGCTGCCATTGCCAGTGAATCCGGCGCGTCATCGTGCTTGTTTTTCTTCATAATCGTGAATGAGAACACATTGTCCATGAACTGCTGATATGGTTTCGACCTCAATCCATGTTCAAGGAATACAAAGGATTCTCGTATTTCCGGTGCGCGGTCGAAAATGCGCTGTTCCTTTGACATGTTATTCGGCGCAGGCTTTGTGGTAACCGTGCAATAAATACCATTGTTTCGCATATACAACTGCAGTTCATCGGCATACCCTTCGGTCATCTTGTTTGCCTCGATCTGCATTCTGGAGATCTTCCATTTTGAAACCGCTTTTGCGAGCGCCGGTATCGACTCTCTCTTATCGCCGTCCGTATAAACCACATCTACAACATAGATGTCGTTCCCGTACTGATAGCACACCGGAGCAGCGGTAAAGTCACTCCCGCCGAAAGCCGGGTCCACAGCCATAAACTTCGCGACAGGCTCGCCTTCTGGAAGCACTCCGTTATAGAACCGCATGTCGCCAGATGCAAACAGGGATCCCTCACGTTCTATCGGCTGCTGCATATACACCGCATTCCACGATGCCATGTCGTTGTTCCGCTCGTACCCAGCCCTGATACCCTGAAAGGTCTGCGTATCAAAACCGATGCCGTACTTCCAGTTGAAGTTTGACTCATCATTCTCATCGAGAGCAGGAAGGATGATCTCTTTCCATCTGATATGGGCCAATTTTGGCTCATTCTTCAGCATCTCCATACGACAGCCCATCGGATCGATCAGCGACCACCGCGTGCCGTTCCATACCTTCTTTGAACCCTGTTTGGCTCTCGACAAAAGGTCCGTCTGCGTCCGCGCCCACAGCTTCGCCATAACGTCCTTATTGATCGCCTGCTCCAGGCCCTTGCACAGATCATCTGCCATAAGGATATTGTCACAGTCACACGCGCCGTTCAGTGTCCCTTCGATAGAACGACAGGTTATACTGGGATACCTCGTCTTCCGCAGACAGTTCACCGTCTGATCTGCAGCGTTCACCTTCACGATGGGGCTGTTCGGAAACACCTTGTCCCAGTGGTAAGTGTACGGATCGCGGACGATCTCCAACAAACCAAGGTAAAATTGCTTTGTGACACCATCCGAACAGGACGAGTACAGACAGGAACCATCAGGGTGCTTGCCTATCTGCCATGTACCGTAAAAGTCCATTAGTGTTGTCTTTCCGGTTCTCGGAGGCTGCGACACAAATATCTCGTCCAGTTCGCCGTCTTCCAGCGCCTGATACCCCTGAACAGCAGGCCGCAGCGTCTTCATGCGCGGCTGGTAGAACTTCTCCTCCGGCGGTCTGTCAATCTCGCAGTAGAGCATGTACTGCTCAAAGTCCCATGGCGCTTCCAGCAGCAAACTCTGACAGTAGCACTCATACAGATCCAGTACGCTCCCACCGGATCTCATGTCCTCGCGGATCTTCTTCTGCATCTCCACATTCATGCGGTGCAGTTCACGCATCATCTGCGACCAGTCACTCTTCCTGGACTCGGCACTGTAATCCGCTTCGAAACCTCTAACCCTCTGGTCGTTCTGGAAATTCTCTACGGCTGCGAGAAAATCGAAATACCCCTGTGCATCCTTCGCCGCCCCATAGATCTTCACCGCCAGCCGATACGCTCCTGTCGCCTCTTCGCTTGTGCGCTCACCCCAATTAGGTTCAGGTCCTTTTCTTCTCACTCGATATCCACCACCGATTGATACTTCTGCTCCAGTGCCTTCTGATCCACGCCTGTCTCAACCACCGTGGTCTTCGTGGTGACCTCTGACGCGTTCTTATACCCCAGCCAGTTGTTCATGAAGTATATCGCCGCTACCGGGTTCACCTGCCCCGCCAGGGTCATCGCTGACAGGATCTCGTCCATCATGGCGATCCCTCTGCCGATCTCGTCCGCAGCTTCCCGCGTCATCCGCCTGTCTGCCAGCGCGTTCATCAGCCCCGCGCGCGTCATTCCGAACGCCAGCGCCAGCCCCGGCAGATTCGGTCTCACACCGTCTGTCACACACAGCTGATAATAGAAGTCCACCCGCTCCCTGATGGCTTCCGCGTCACTCAGCGCCACCTTCGGCAAATCGCTCAGCCTTCTCGCGTGGATAATCATGTTCCCGTTCTTCGCCCTCTGATCCTTATCCACTGCGTTCAGCACGCTCGCCACAAACGGATCGTCCGCCGTAAATGCCTTCCGCTTCAGGCCCTGTTTCTCACTTTGGATCCTCGATCTCTCCGGCCTCTTCTCAAACTCCTTCACCAGCGACTGTCTGTGCCGCTCCCTCGATAGCATGGATTTCTCCATCTCCTCTTCGGAGCGCGCCATCTCCTGCCGGAGTTTTTCCTTCTTGTCGGCTTCTCTCTTCTCGGCTATCGCTTTGCCCCTCGCAATATCTTCGGTCGGTTTCTCCGACATCCATATCGCCATGGCATTCCCTTCTTTCGTGAAGAGCGTATTGTTCGGATCCAGGTCGCCCCTGACTTCGCACAGCCATTTCCATTCACTTCTTGTCGGATGCCAGAACCTCTCGTCCCTTGCCATCAATGCCCTCCACGATTCCGCTGATCAGATCCCCAACAATCAACGCACCTCTCCTGATACCGACCATGTAACCGAAATTTGCTCCGACTGCTAACCCAACTACTACATAAATGATCCAATCCGGCATGTGCAGTTCTCCTCCTTGTGTTCTGTGATGCAACCTCGGGTGCCTCCTCTCAGCAGGCCGCCCTTTTTGTCCTTAAAACCACCTCTTGCACCCCTATCGTAACACAGTTTTTCGAATACCTTACTTGTTCAAATAGAAGCCCAACTTGTTCGAGGTTCATGTTACAAACCCCTATAGTGTTTGTAACTTATAACCTGGACTTTTTTTGACTCAGGTTTGGGGTTGCTCGGACGGTATAGGGTGAGAGACTTCGTTCTCTCTCTCACCCTGACCTTTCCGTCCAACCTTGAGCACGATTTTTTTTAATTTCTTATTACCTGGGGTCTAAGTTAGCGTGTAACCTGGGTGGTCTTTTTAGGAGAAATTTGGTCGGAGGGGTCACCCCGTTCGCCACGTCTAACCGCAGTACCCCATCCGGGTCATCAGGGTGTTAAACAATGCGCATTATACGCATTTCGATTTCGTCTCAAATCGTGTATTCGCGGTGCAGATCCGCGCGGGGGAATGGAACCGACACGCAATCATTGACTGTCTGTCATGTGATCACGCTGCAGGTCACGCAAAACAGGAACGGACCGACTTCGCCGGTGGTGTCACATCGGAAGCCGGACCTGTCCAGGCAGCGCAACAAATCCGAAATAATAGCAATAATTGATAATAATTCGGTATATTTTGAGCAATAATTGAGAAGACAAGCGCGTAATGCGCTGGTATTATAGTCTCAGCAACGGACAAGTTGAACAAGTTGTGAACAAGTTGTGCAAAAAGAGGAGGTCCCACCATGGCAAACTATTACAATGAGCAGATCATAAGCAAGTTCCAAGCAGCACTGCAGGAAGCAAAGGAAGAAGTCAAATCCGGGAAAGTTACGGCGGTCAGCATTTCCGGAGGTAATAACAAGATGGGAGCAGTCGCAAGCGTGTCAACCCTTCCATTCCTGACATGTCCGTGACGTTGCAAGGGGACGTGTGGCGCCGATTGTTACGCTGCGAAGATCGCTAATCTCCGGGCAACCGTGTTACGGTCCTACGCAAGAAACACCGCGCTTGCAATGCTGAGACCGGCGGTCTACTGGGCGGGAGTCAATGCAGCGATGGCGGGCGTTCGGTTCTTCCGGTTCCATGTGAGCGGCGACATCATGAACGGCGAGTATTTCGCTGAAATGGTGAAGGTGTCCGCTGCCAATCCACATTGCGCGGTCCTGGTATTCACGAAGCGCTACGAGATCGTCAACGCATGGATCCGCGAGCATGGGGATCTTCCAGAGAACATGAAGGTGCTGTTCAGCGGGTGGTCAAATCTGAAGGCGATTAATCCGTACAACCTCCCGGAAACAAATATCTACGGCAAAAACGAAGAGCCGAGGCCGGAGTGGCTGCTTTGTGGCGGGAACTGCTTTGAATGCGGATGCCGGGGGCTTGGATGTTGGCAGGCGAAAAAAGGCGATGTGATCGCCTTCCGGAAGCATTGACAAGCAGCCCGCGGGGAGGACCTGAAGCCGGATCGACACCGGCCGCGGGTATTTGGAACTATAGACAAGGCACGAGTGTTACGGTGCCGCGGAAAAGGAAAACGAAAACAGCTTCAAAAGAACGGGAGGTACATTATGATCGCGAAGAGCTATAACACATTGATTGCCGGCGTTGTTGGATCCGGAAAGAGCTACACGGAGAACGTCATCATCCAGGACATCAAGGACCGGCCTGACGTGCAGATGGTATTGATTGACCCGAAGCGGGTAGAGCTTGCCGAATACCGGAAGTGCCCGAGCTGCCTGTGGTACGCGGACAACGAGCAGGACATCTATGATGTGCTCTGCAACGTCTACGAGCTTATGGAAATGCGCTACGAGAAAATGCAGGCAGCCGGTCAGAAGTCCACAGACGAGGCCCATGTGATGGTGTTCGTGGATGAGATGGCCTTCCTGATGCAGTCTGACCGAAAGAAGGAATATGTCCGCATGATGAACCAGATCACACTGCTCGGAAGGGCCGCAAGGATCCACCTTGTGCTGTGCACGCAGGTATCAACTCAGGACGTGATCCCGGCCTGTATCCGAGACAACATGACCAACATCGTGTGCCTGAGGCAGCGCGATGCCGGAAAGTACAGATACCTGCTCGGGGACTTCCCCGGAAGGCTTCCGCAGATCGGATATGCATATCTGTACACACCGGATATGCACAGGCCGGAAAAGATCACTATTGACGATGTATGGTCCAGGATCGCCGAGTGAGCGGTCGAGGACGCAATGAACAGGGGCCTGAAATAAGGCCCCGGAAGGAGGGAAAGATTATGAAAAAGATTATGACATACACAGTAAGAAGAGACGGACAGATCCTCGGCACCTGTTCAGTGATGGAGCAGGCAATGCAGGCAGGCTTGGGATATGCAAAGCAGTTTCAGGAGCCGGTATCAGTGATTCGGAGCGATGGCCGGGAAGTGAAATACCACCCGGACGGAACGGTCGAGAAGGTGTGGGAGAGAAAGCGCGAGCTGCAGAAAATGCAGACGACCTGATGGCCTGAAGGAAAAGGAGGATGGAAAGATGACAAACAGACAGTACGAGAACAGGATCAAAAAGATCCAGAGCCTGGAAGAGCAGATGAAGGATCTGCAGAGCCAGATTGACGGCCTGAAGGACGAAATCAAGGCTTCAATGACAGCAGACGAAGTCAACACCGGAAACTTTATTATCCGCTGGAAGGAAGTCATCAGCAAGCGCCTTGACAGCACGGCCTTGAAGAAAGCACTGCCGGATGTCTGGACGGCATACAGTAAAGACAGCAGCAGCAAGAGATTCACGATCACAGCGGCCTGAAGGCCTGAAAGGAGGATATCATGAAAACAATCAGGAAGAAAACATATAACAATTTTATGTACGTCATGAAGCAGGTTCAGAACAAAGGGTATGACTTCTGCGAAGCAGAACAGATGACGCACCGAATCTTTGATCAGGTGGAGTCCTGCCCGAAAGGATTAAGTGTAATGCGTTTAGTTGAGATGATCGTAGCAAAGGAGGCATAACATGATGATAGCAGCATTCACACAGGAAGAAATCATCCGGTCCCTTCTGCGGCTCAATGATCCGCGGCTGATCACTCTGAAGGTTCTGTACGGCATTCCGGGATACGCAGACGCATCCCGGGAGACAAAGAACTATATCTATGACATATTGTCCGCGAAGGTTCAGTCACTATCTGACTGTTCTACGATATGATACAATCCGGGATCATCGGACAGCTT